GGAGTAGGTTAGATTCATGGCTCGGGAGTCGTGTCCCTTTCTAGAGTCAATACAAAAGCGTCTTTTTGACTGTGGCCTCTAGCCAACACGACCAGTCACTAAGGCGCTTTTTTATGGGTGGTGTTTATGAATTACGATGATTTCATCGCAAGTAAGAAGAAGATCGAAGTTCCAACTGGGCACAATCCCGGAGACTTGAACGAGCATCTGTTTGACTTCCAGCACGCCATCGTTACATGGGCTGCCCGTCGTGGTCGCGCCGCTATCTTCGCGGATACTGGACTTGGCAAGACGCTGATGCAGCTTTCGTGGGCGCAGGAAGTCCAGCGCCATACAGGCGGCAAGGTTCTGATTCTCGCGCCGCTGGCTGTCAGCGAGCAGACAATCGAGCAGGGCAGCACGTTTGGCATTGATGTGTCTCGCTACGCTGGCCAGACTGCCGACGGCATCTACATAACGAACTACGAGCGCATTGATGAGGCTTTCGCTACAGAGTGGGCCGGTATCGTACTGGATGAATCCAGCATCCTGAAAAGCCACGATGGCAAGACTCGAACGAAGATCATCGACTATGCGCAGGGTATCCCGTATCGACTTTCGTGTACCGCCACGCCATCGCCAAATGATTTTGAAGAGCTTGGCAATCAATGCGAGTTCTTGGGCGTCATGACTCGGACGGAGATGCTAGCAACGTATTTTGTCAACGATACCGGCGATACCGGGACATGGCGACTCAAGGGATGGGGCGCATCTAAGTTCTGGGAGTGGATGGGAACGTGGGCCGTTGTGTTGCGCAATCCTTCCGACATTGGCTTTGATGGCAGCGCATACCTGTTGCCAGCGCCTGAATACTTCGAGCATGTTGTTGATGCGGAGTCGGACGGCGACCTGTTCGCAAAGCCCGCCCAGACCATGACAGAACGGCGCAAGGCACAACGAAATAGCATCGAGCAACGTTGCGCCGCACTCGCCGCACTGGTGAACAGCCAGCCGGATGAGCCATGGCTTATCTGGTGCCACCTGAATGATGAGGCTGAACTTCTGGCCAGCCTGATACCTGGGGCCGTCAACGTTCAAGGCAGCGACAAGCCAGAAACGAAAGCCGCCCAGATGCTTCGATTCTCGCATGGTGAATTGCGCGTCCTGATTTCCAAGCCGAAGATATGCGGGTTCGGCATGAACTGGCAGCATTGCGCCCGCATGGCATTTGTCGGGCTGGATGATTCATTCGAGAAGTTCTATCAAGCCGTACGCCGCTGTTTCCGTTTCGGCCAGAAGCGCAACGTGCATGTGCATCTATTTGTTGCCGAAAATGAAGGCCAGGTACTGAATAACCTGAAACGCAAAGAACAGCAGCACCACGAAATGAGCGCGAACATGGTAGACCACATGCGCGACATCATGAACAACGAACTGAAAGGAACCGCCAACGTGAAAGAAGAATACCGCGAAGATGTATACGAAGGTGACGGATTCACCGTCCACCTTTCCGACTGCGTGAAGCTGGCTCGCAAGATTGAAGATAACAGTCTGGACTATTCGGTTTTCTCGCCTCCGTTCGCTGATCTGTTTGTCTACTCGAACAGCGATCACGACATGGGCAACTGCCGGGACGATGCCGAGTTTGTTGCCCAGTTGCGTTACCTGATTGCCGAGCTTTTCCGAACAATCAAACCGGGCCGGAATGTGTCGTTTCATTGTATGAACCTGCCGACGACGAAGATGCGTCAAGGCTACATTGGCCTGCGTGATTTCCGTGGCGACCTGATCCGCGCATTTCAGGACGCCGGATTCATATACCATAGCGAAGTCGCTATCTGGAAAGATCCAGTCGTTGCAATGCAGCGCACGAAGGCACTCGGGCTGTTGCATAAGACCATTCGTGAGAACGCCAGCATGAGCCGTATGGGGCTGCCTGACTACGTTGTTACCATGCGCAAGCCGGGCGACTGTGAATCCCGTGTTACACACTATGGCGACATGAGCGAGGCAGAAGTCAGCGATCATCCGACTAAGGTATTGCCGGTCATGCTGTGGCAGAAATACGCCAGCCCGATCTGGGATGATATTGACCAAGGACGCACGCTTAACCGTATGCCTGCGCGTGATGAGAATGACGAAAAACACATGTGCCCTCTGCAACTTGATGTGATTGAACGTTGCATTCATCTTTGGACGAATCCTGGAGATCTGATTTTCTCGCCGTTCACTGGCATCGGCAGCGAGGGTTATTGTGCCGTGAAGATGGGCCGCCGTTTCATTGGCTCTGAACTAAAGCCGCAATACTGGGAGCTTGCTGTTGAGAACATCAAGGAAGTGGCGCAGCACAATCAGGACGACCTGTTCGCATGAACCCGCGCTACCTGATGCCGTGGGCCGAACGCCGCGCCCACGGTGACGTAAATAAAGCGGTACGGATGGTGATGGGCGATCACATCGCCATACGCCGAACGAAAGAAGAAACGGGGATGAGCCTAGCGCAGATCATCGAGCGTCTGGCTGGTGAGTCGATAGCAGAGAACTGCCGGCAGACTGGTTGCTGTCCGGCGACTATTAAGAAGTATCGGGAGAGGTGGGGAATATGAGCGATACAGATAAGCAGGCACTAGACATGGTAAACCATCCGCCGCACTACACGGCAGGCGGTATCGAATGCATCGAAGCAATCCGCGCCGCACTCACGCCGGATGAGTTTCGGGGCCATTGCAAGGCTAACGCCATGAAGTACATTTGGCGCGAACGTAACAAAGGCGGTGACGAATCCATCCGCAAGGCAATCTGGTATTTGACGGAGATGTTGAAGTGACCCGGAGCGCTTACACGATCACTCAGCAACGGCCCTGACATAAGCCTGGCACTCGCGGAAGGTGAACTAGCTAGGAATCCTTACCAGTTCAAAATGAGGTGATGAGATGACATTGCGCGAAGAGTTTGAGTTTGAGACAGATCGTGGAGCGACATACAATAACGGCGACTATGTGAAGTGGCTTCTCAGAAAACTGTCAGACGTAGAGTTCGCCATGGGAGAGGAAGAGGCTGACGGAGTTTTAACCGAAAAGTATGATGACATGCTTGAGCGGTCAGACTATATCAGCGGAGAGATTCTCTCATTCTTCCCCGACCCGGTTCTTCCCTAAAACCGAATCCCCGCCCGAACCCTCACAACCTCCGCGTCGGCCTCAACTCCCACGCGGAACGGGCCGAGATCCCGGTCTAGGAATGCGCCGGGTTTCTTGTCGGTGTCGTAGGTCACGCCAGCAGCCCAACGGTTTTCGTTACGCTTCACCCACTTCTCAACCGGAATATCAATGCCGCCCACAATATCGCCATCGGGTGAACTGGCCACAACTCGCCTGCCTTCCTCTTGCTGGATCAGGTCGAGGCGGACGGTGAGGGCTGGGCATTCAAGAACGGGACACAGCCCGCTCTGGTCAGGCTTGGTTGGCTCTTTCTTCTCGGGCTTAGGCTTCACCTTCACCACCACGGTGCGCTCTACCTTCCCCGTCAGCTTAGGTGCGGGTGCGTCCGGCTTCGCTTCAGGATCACGCTTTAGGATGACGGAGCCATCACGTTGCTCCACAGGTGGCGCAGATCCCTCTGATATGCTCTCCGAGTGATACAGACGGTAGCCAGCCGCTAGTCCGCCAGCAAAGACGAAGGCGGTATATAGCGTGAAGGCTATGACCATTTTTCGTGCGTCACTCATTGCATCAACTCCGGTGGCGGCTCCATCTGGTCAGCAATCATCGCCCGTGTACTCCGTTTTAGGCATTCCGCGCCACGCTACATAGGCAGCAGCGCACGACAGTAAGGCCGCCCACTTGAGCGCGTTAACAGACATGTGAGCCGCGTCACGAAGCAGCCTCATCGCTTTTCTGCTCGGCCTTCTTTCCGCCCACATAGGAATAGCCGCCAAGTCCAGCAAGCGGCCCCGTTACTGCCGCCAGAGCAAGCGCAACGTCATGCCCTGCGTATGCGGCCATGCAAAGGATGATCGTGCCAGCAGCGAGCGCAGAGGTGGCTATGATGAGCGAGACGCGCTTGACCGATGGATTGCCGGTGCTGCCGTTCTCGACGATGCGAGCAATCCACGAAATCAGTCTGTTCATTGCAGCCCCGCCAGCGTCCCGCGCTTGTTGATGGTCAGTGTCTGCCGACGCGATGGCTTGCCAGGTTCAGCGAACCCGATATGCACCCACGCGCCGTACTCATGGATCAACTGATCAAACTCGATGCCCATCGCAAGGACTGCCTTTGCTACGGCGAGCGGAGATCCATAACCGGGGCACGTGAAATCTACGGCCAGTCCTTGACAGTGTGCGCTGGTCTTGCTGCCGCCGACCAGAG